CGGCATTTAAGGAGGGCTTAATCAATGGCTATCTCTCGCGCACAACTAGCGAAAGAGCTGGAACCCGGCCTTAATGCCTTGTTCGGGCTCGAATACAACCGTTACGAGAATGAGCATTCTGAAGTCTTTGAGGAGGAGTCATCTGACCGTGCCTTTGAAGAGGAAGTTATGCTCGGTGGTTTTTCGACTGCGCCAACGAAATCTGAAGGCGGTGCCATCAGTTTCGACGACGCACAAGAGACATACACTGCTCGTTACACTCATGAAACCATCGCGCTTGCGTTCTCGATCACTGAAGAGGCTATCGAAGATAACCTTTATGATCGTCTCGCATCTCGCTACACTAAAGCTTTGGCTCGCTCTATGGCGCAGACCAAGCAAATCAAGGCTGCTTCTATCCTGAACAACGCGTTCAGCACTGGTAGCCCTGTTGGTGATGGCGCGGCGCTTTGTTCGGCGGCTCACCCCTCTTTGTCTGGTAACCAGCGTAACTTGCTGTCTACTGCGGCTGACCTCAACGAAACTTCGCTTGAGCAAATGCTAATCGACATTGCGGGTCTGACTGACGAACGCGGTCTGAAGATTGCTGTACGCGGCATGAAGCTCATCATTCCGAAAGAGCTTCAGTTCATCGCAGAACGAGTTATCAACTCGAACTTGCGCTCTGGCACTGCGGACAACGATCTGAACGCAATGAAGACCATGGGTATGCTTCCTGAAGGTGCAGTGGTTAACCACTTCCTGACGGACACCGATGCGTTCTTCATTAAGACTGACGCTCCTAACGGCTTCAAATACTTCAACCGTTCGCCAATCAAAACGGCAATGGAAGGGGACTTTGACACCGGCAACATGCGCTTCAAAGCGCGTGAGCGTTACAGCTTCGGCGTTTCTGACTGGCGCTGTGTATTCGGTACTCCCGGCGCAGCGTAATCTGTGGTATAAGAGAGTTGGGTTTTTCATTACCCACCTCCCTGATGACTGCACTAGGGGCCTCGTAAGAGGCCCCTTTCTTTTTGTTTCAAGCTAAGTTATAGTCACGATAGGGCTTAACATATTAGCTTCGCAGACAGGAATCAGCCCACCTGACATTGCACGGACTGTGAAGCAAAACCTTGTGCAAGGGGTACGAAATGGCTTCAACTACTTTCTCCGGTCCGGTGACTTCCACTAACGGCTTCATCGGCGACATCAAAGTTCCCACCTATACAGTTGCAAATGCACCTTCTGCTTCTTCGGCAGGCGCGGGTACGCTTGTGTTTGTTTCTAACGGCGCGGCAGGTTCTGCAATTCTTGCATTCTCTGACGGCACCAATTGGAAGCGGTCTGACACTGGCGCTACTATCGCAGCAGCATAAGGGGATGAAACATGAGTAATCGGTTTCGTCCACCTTCTGATGAAGAGTTAGCAGCTCGCGGCGTTAAGGTCGAAAAAGTTCGCGCACGTAACGACGATGGCACGTTGAAGGCCGATGATCCTTCGACGCCAGACGTCAACGAGGCGTGGGTGGAAAAACCTGTCAAAAAAGCCGCTCCCAAAAAAGTTGCTAAGAAAACAACGAAGAAAGCGGAGAGCAAATAATGGCTAATTCAGACGTAAAAACAAAACGTCTGACTGGGGCAGGAGCGGCCAGTATTGGTCGCAACCGTCTTCGTCAGATACAGGTTTTGACAGGCGCGGGCGCGGGTCGTTTGACGTTGACTAATGGCAACGGCGGCGCGACGGTTCTCGACATCGACTTCTTAGCATCGGATTCGCACTCTGTGAACATTCCCGACGAGGGGGTGTTGTTCACGGATGACTTGTACGTGGCTACCGCCACCAACGTCACTGCGATGACGATTTTCTACAGTTAAGGGGCGCTCTGATGGCTTCTACAAAAGACGTTGAGCGTATGCCATCAGGCCGATTAAAGTACCGGGGGGAAACTTTTGCAGGATATAACAAACCAAAGCGTACACCCGGGAAATCAAAGAAAAGTGCGGTCCTCGCTAAAAAAGGGTCGGAAGTTAAATTGGTTCGCTTCGGCGATCCGAACATGGCAATTAAAAAAGATCAGCCGGGACGTAGAAAAAACTTTAGAGCGCGTCATTCGTGTGGCACCGCCAAAGACAAGTTCAGTGCCCGTTACTGGTCCTGCAAAGCTTGGTGAGGAAGAAATGCGCGTAGAAGACGTTTTATCGAAGCTAGAAAAGCATGAAGCGGAGTGCAATCTTCGCTATCAACGCATTGAAGAAAAGCTGAAGGAACAGAAAAAGTCTTTGGACGGTCTTGATTACAAAATCTGGGGGCTTGGCATTCTAATAGTCGTAACACCTCTAGTACACAAGTTTCTGGAGTAGTGTATGGGACTAGCTTTTTTGACACCGTCCTTTGAAGTAGAACACGCTGTTTATCACGAGCTGGTAGACTGGTCTGCTACGGTGTTAGAAAAACCTAGCCCGCATTTCAACAATCTTCCGCCGTGTCCGTATGCTCGACAAGCGTGGATAGATAGCCGCGTGGCAGTCTTGTATAAGTACGAGACCAACAAGCAGACGCTGTATAACACCGTATCTCAGTTTGACGATAATTTTGAGATCGCGATCATTATCGACTTCAAGTTCGATAAAGACCCTGACTTGTTTCACACGTATCTGGATGAAATGAACGACGCCATCGCAGACGGCATGTTCATTGATCGTGATGTTTGGGTTATGGGGTTTCATCCGCACGACGAGGAGAGCGATTTCGTCGCCGACGTGGATTTCCAACCGCAAATAGACGCGGAATATGCAATGATTTTTGTCCAGCGGTTGTCAAAGCTACAAGAAGCGGCAGACAAGCTAGATAAAAAAGGCTATTATGATACATATAATGGCCAGTATAACGCCCGTGAGATTTATGATAAGCGGGAACGTTTTTATAGGAGGCTTAAAAATGGCGATGAAACCTAAAAAGATGCGTGGCGGCGGCATGGTTAAGAAAATGCGCGGCGGCGGTATGGTTAAAAAGATGGAGGGCGGCGGTGCAGTACGCACGTCTAGCCGTAAATCTGGCGGCAAAAAGAGCTGCGCGGTAAGGAACGCATAATGGCAAAGCGCGGTTTATATGCAAACATTCAAGCCAAACGGAAGCGGATAGCTGCCGGGTCTGGTGAAAAAATGCGTAAGCCGGGCAGCAAAGGTGCGCCTACCGACAAGGCGTTTAAAAAAGCGGCCAAAACCGCCAAGAAGAGTAGGAAACGGTCATGACCACGTCAGGCAGCAAAGACTTCGAGCTAGACGTCGCTGAATATGTCGAAGAGGCATTTGAGCGGTGCGGCCTTGAGGTTCGTACAGGTTACGACCTGAAATCAGCCAAGCGTTCGCTCAACTTGTTGCTTGCGGACTGGGCAAACCGCGGATTAAACCAGTGGACTATTAAGCAACGCACGGTCACCTTGGTTGTAGGCGACGGTGATTATGACTTAGGCAGCGATGTAATCGACGTTTTGTCGGTTATTTGTCGACGCAGCGGCACGGATTACTCTATGGAGCGTCTCAGCCGTGATGACTACCTTAACATTCCTAACAAAACCTCTCAGGGCCGTCCAAATCAGTTCTTTTTGGACCGTCAAGTGACGCCAAACTTAAAGATTTGGCCGGTTCCTGACGATGCTTCGGACGTTGTGATCTACGATGCGTTGACCCGAGTGGACGACGCGGACGATTTCACCAATACCATGGACATGCCGTTTCGGTTCTATCCCTGCCTCGCGGCGGGGCTGGCCTATTACATTGCTTTGAAGCGGGCACCGAACCGTGTTCAGATGCTCAAAGCTGTGTATGAAGAGGAGTTTGAGCGAGCAGCGACGGAGGACCGTGATCGGTCATCCTTCAATGTTGTTCCAAGGTACGAATATTATAGGGCGGGGTAGATGGGTAAGTTTGCTTCCGGAAAAAACTCATGGGCAATCTCGGATCGTTCCGGTTTTCGTTATCCATATCGGGTGATGAAAAAGGAATGGAACGGTTTGCTTGTGGGTCCGGACGAATACGAGCCGAAACACCCGCAGCTAGGGCCTTTTCGCAAGGTTGATGACCCCGAGGCCCTTGATAACGCAAGACCTGACCGAGTTGAGCCACTGGATGTCTATGTCGGTGTGCCGCTGGTTGAGAGCCCGAACCTTCGGCCTGTACAGGCGTTCGGTAAGGTTGGCCAAGTAACGGTGGTGACATGAGCTTTACATACGATCAGCTAACGCAGGCCATTCAGGACTACACGCAGTACGACGAAAGCTCGTTCGTTGCCAATATTCCTGTGTTTATCGTGCAGGCAGAGGAGCGTATCCTCAAAAACGTCCAGTTAAGCCTGTTCCGCAAGAACGTAAGCGGCGCATTGTCGTCTTCGAATAAGTATTTGGCCTGTCCGAGTGACTTTTTGGCACCATTTTCGTTGTCTTTCACGGACGCCAGCTCAAATCAGGTGTTTTTGGACTTCAAAGACCCCGATTTCGTGCAAACATTCAATCCAAACGCGTCTACGACGGGAAATCCGCGGTATTACGCGGTTTTTGACATCGATAACTTCATTTTGGGGCCTACACCAGACGCAAGCTATGCGGTGGAGCTTCATTACTTCTATCGTCCGCTCAGTTTGACTCAGTCAGGCGGCAGCGGCACGACATGGCTGAGTGAAAACGCTCAGTTGGCTCTTTTGTACGGAAGCTTGATCGAGGCATACATCTATATGAAGGGTGAGCCGATATACTACAACAATACGAGAAGCGTTTTGCGGAAGCGATTACCGGTCTGAAGATGTTCGGTGAATCGAAGGAAGTGACGGACGAATATCGTACAGGAATGGTGATTAGGCCGAAACAATGAGTTTTCCAGCATTAGATATGAACATAAACCCGGGTTTTTCGGTGGAAGTACACACCACCAACAGACGTGGGTTTACTCCAGCGGAAATCGCGGAACGCGCTGCCGACAAGATTATTTCGATCAGCGACGATGCGAACCCTGCAATCCGGGCACAAGCACATGCCTTTCGCAAGCAACTCGTAAAAGTTTTAGAAAACTACATGCGTGAGGCGATAAAAAGTGATAGAACCACTGTGTACAATGCGCTAACCGACGCAGGCCATAAGGAGCTTGCTGATTTGATAAGGAGACTGTGACATGGCTTTCTCAGGAAACTACATGTGTACATCCTTTAAGAACGAGCTTCTTTATGGTGTACACGACTTTGATGCCTCAACGGGCGACACTTTTAACATCGCGCTTTATACCAGCGCGGCGACGCTAGACGCGTCGACGACTGCGTATTCGGCAACGAACGAAACCAGCGGCACCGGTTACTCGGCGGGCGGTCAAGCTTTGACCAGTGTAAACCCGACCACTTCTGGTACGACGGCTTTCACTGACTTTGCAGACGAGACTTTCACGACTGCAACGATTACGGCCCGTGGCGCGTTGATCTACAATACTACTCCGAACACCACTTCTATTTCGGTATCGAACCCGTCTGTTGTGGTTTTGGATTTCGGTGGGGACAAGACCTCCACCGCCGGTGACTTCACCATCGTTTTTCCGACTGCCGACGCAAGTAACGCAATTATTCGGATAGCGTAATGGCTGATGTTATCGTTCCAATCGGCGGCTGGGGCCGCTCTGGTTGGGGCGAAGGCCCGTGGAGCCAGAGCGGTTTTCCGTTTGTCACGGGTTCTGTAGGCTCGGTAACGGTCATTGCGGAAGCAAATGCGCCAGTTACTGGGATTGCAGCGACGGGTAATGTTGGCAGCGTAACGGTAGTTGCGGAAGCCAATGTTGAGGTTACGGGTGTTGCTGGCACCGGCCAAATAGGCGAAGTCAGCATCATCGGCGAGGCCAATGTAGACGTTACTGGGGTATCCGGTACTGGCCAAGTCGGTTCCGTCAGCATAAACGCTGACGCCAATGTCTACCCCACCGGATTGGCTGGGACAGGAGCTGTCGGCTCTGTTACGGTCACCGCAGATGCAAACGTCAACGTTACGGGAAGTGCTGGAACAGGCGCAGTTGGGTCGGTTGAAATCGACGCGGCGGCAAATGTACCGGTTACGGGCATAGCTGCCACCGGTAATGTTGGGTCTGTTATTGTTGTTGCTGTCGCGAATGTGTACCCTACCGGTATCGCGGCAACTGGGCAAGTTGGACAGGCGTCTGTCGATGGGGAAGCCAATGTACCTGTAGTGGGTATTGAGGCGATAGGTAACGTAGGGTCTGTTGCGGTAACCACCGACCAGAACGTAAATGTTGGCGGTGTCGCGGGGATAGGAATAGTTGGTAGTGTTATTGCAAATGCAGACGCTATCGTAAATGTAACAGGCGTAAGTGCTGCCGGACAAGTTGGACAGGTACTGGTTTACGGAAAGATTGTCCCGGATCAAAATCCGAGCTATAGTGACGTTGACCCAAGTCAAGAACCAGCATGGTCGGAGGAAGCACCTAACCAGAACGCTAATTGGACGCGGGTAGCAGCGTAAGGAATTGAGAGATGCCAAGCACCTATACAGTTAACCTCGGTATCGAGAAACCGGCAACCGGTGAACAGTCGGGTACTTGGGGTGATACCACAAACATTAACTTTGACATTCTGGATCAGGCGATCAACGGATGTCTTTCCCTAACGCTTGCTTCGGCAGGTACTTCTGGTTCCCCGAATACGCTAGCAATTAGCGACGGTGCCACCTCGGATGGCCGCAACAAATGGATTGAGTTTGTTGACGGTGGCGATTTGGGCGCGACGGCTTATGTCCAACTTACGCCAAACGACGCGGAAAAGATTGTTTTCATCCGCAATAGCTTGTCTGGCAGTCGCTCGGTTATTCTCTTCCAAGGCACATACGATGCTGGCCGCGACCTTGAGGTTCCGGCGGGCGTCGACATGGTGGTCAAGTTTAGTGGAGGCGGAGCCACTGCGACCACTACTGACATTTTTACCAAGCTCCGTGCGACAGAAATCACCACCCCCACGCTTACTACGGACGACCTCACCGCAGGAACTGCGGACATTAACGATGGTACGGTCGAAGCGGTCATTGGCGGTACTACACCGAAGGCGGGCACGTTCACGAATTTGACTGCCAACACGGACCTAAGTCTTGCCACCGGGGCAACGGTCACCGGCATCAACACGACTACAAACATGTCCGATGCGTCTGCCACGACGTTGGCGACGTCGCTTTCTATTAAAACGTATGTTGATGACCAAGTGGCTACGGTGGACACACTGGCCGAGGTTTTGGCCAACGGTAATACAACCGGAGCCAACAACATCATCGTGGACAGTGGTCAAGCCATTACGACGAACACCATCAACGAAACCACCGCGGGCAGCGGTGTGACGATTGACAGCGTCTTGCTGAAAGACGACGGCGTTAACGCGACGAACCTTGAGATTACCAACATCAAGGCCAAGGACGGCACGGCGGCGGGTTCGATTGCGAATAGCACGGGTGCCGTGACGATCACGTCGTTCATCTCGAACTCCGTAGATATTGGCGGCGGTGCGATTGACGGCACCAATATTGGTCAGGCCTCTGCGGCGCTTGGGACGTTTACGAACCTTGAAGCCAACGGCACGATCAAGCTGGACGGGAATTATCCTGTTGGTACAGACAACGTGGCTCTGGGTGATACTGCGTTGGATAGTGTTGCTTCAGATGGCAACTACAATGTGGCTATCGGCACATCTAGTTTAACTGACAATACTACAGGTGATAACAATGTTGGCTTGGGCAGACGAGCATTATATTCAAATACAACGGCAAGTTCTAATATTGCTATTGGTACTCAGTCGTTAAATACAAACACAACGGGTTCATCTAACGTGGCGGTTGGGCATCAATCTCTCCTCTCCAACACCACCGCCTCCAACAACACTGCCGTTGGTTATCAAGCTGGGTATGCGAATACTACGGGGGCCAATATAAACGCTTTTGGGTACCAAGCCTTAAACAAAAACACCACAGGTATTTTAAACACGGCATTTGGTACTGTTGCTCTGAAAGAGAATACTACAGGCTCACGAAATACTGCGATAGGCACCTACACATTAGATGCAAATACAACGGGTGGCAACAATACTTCTATTGGTAATGCCTCAATGTCAGCTAACACTACAGGTAATTATAATACTGCATTAGGTTCTTACGCACTTTCAGACAACACCACCGCCTCCTACAATGTTGCTGTTGGTTATGGGGCTTTATATGGGAATACTACGGGACAAATCAACGTAGCCGTTGGCCCAAATTCTCTTTATAATAATAGCACAGGCGTAAACAATGTGGCGATTGGTTGGGATGCTTTGAATGCCAACACCACTGGCGGATACAACACCGCACTGGGTACTAGCTCACTACTCTCCAACACCACCGCCAGCAACAACACGGCTATGGGGTTTCAGGCTGGGTATACAAACACCACGGGTAATTTCAACGTGGCCCTTGGGTATAGATCACACTACTTAGGTTCAACCGCTGTTTCTAACACAGCGGTTGGTGCGGATAGCCTGTACTATGTAACGACAGGATCAAACAATGTTGCGGTGGGACACCAAGCATTGGTCAATAATTCAACAGGTGGACTAAACACGGCGGTGGGACGCTCTGCTCTTTTTTATAACACCACCGCAAGCTACAACACCGCAGTTGGCTATCGTGCAGCATATAATACCACTGGTCAGTTAAACACTGCGATGGGTAATGATGTTATGTATGCAAACACGACTGGCGCAGAAAACGCAGTTTTTGGTGCAAATGCTTTAAGCTCAAACACAACAGGTAGTAACAATACGGCAATTGGTCGTCAGGCTCTAGTCTCCAACACCACCGCCAGCAACAACACTGCGGTTGGGTATCAGGCTGCGTATAGTAATACTACTGGTACAGATCAAGTTGCCGTTGGTTATCAAGCATTAAGAAGCACCACTTCGGGTATTGATAATGTAGCCGTCGGTTC